TTACGTCGGGAACACTGCGGGCGTGATACCCGGCGGGCTTGGCGAATGCGCTCGGTGCGGTAGGAAGATCCCGAAACTTCGGGGGGCGAGAGCCCGGTATTGCACGACGGAGTGTCGTGGACGTGAGGCTCAGATCCGGCATCGGGACCGGAAGCGGTATGCGGCTGAGGCGGCGGGGGCGGATGAGAACGAGTCGTATCGGATGGAGATGTCCCGGCGGGGCCCGGTGTTCCTCGAGTTGAAGCGACGGCCGGCGTTGTTGCGTGATCTCTTGGAAGGACATATGCCTCAGCGGGTGGCGGCGGACCAGTTGGGGACGACGGAGGCTTCGATTTCTCGAGCGATGGATTCGGTTCGTCACGATGTGGCGACGGCGAAGCGGCAGGGGTCGTGGGTGATCGAGCCGGAAGCAGCGGCGATGCTGCCGTCAGAGTTGCTCGACCGGTTGAAACAGATCGGATCGGATCATCGGCATGTCGACGGGTTATTGGCGGAGTGCGCTGCGGCGTTCTGGACGTTCGAACACCGGTTTTTCACGATCGGGTCCCGTCAAGAGAAGTTCATCGTCAAGCCGTTTCACCGGGAGATCATCGATGAGATGATCCGCACCTACGTGTTCGGGTCGAGGCTTCTTGTTCTTACTCCCCCCCGACATGGCAAGTCGGAGTTGGTGATCCGGTTCGTGGCGTGGCTCATCATCATGTATCCCAACATCCAGATCCTGTGGGTGGCGGCGAACCGTGACCTGGCGGCGCAGATGACGACCAAGTTGAAGGCGACGTTCCGGTACAACGAGGATCTGCGGCTCATGTTCCTGCCGCCACAAACCAAGTTCGGGGATCCCGGCTGTGCCTTGTGGCGGGAGTACGAGTTCACCTTGTACACCCGGACGGATATGACGCTCAAAGCGCCGACGTTCTGCGGGTTGGGTTCCACTTCGACGGTCGCCGGCCGGGACGCCGACTACATCGGGATCGATGACCTGGAGGAACGTAAGACGGTGGCAACGGCGGACCTACGAGCCAAGTCTCGTCAGAAGCATTCCGAGATCATGGAACGTCAGGAGCTCCACACCGGAGTGGTGACGATCGCTTCGAGGCAGCACACGGAGGACATCCCGAACCATCTCATGCAGGAGGAAGGCGAGGATGCTTGGAAGATCCTCACCTACTCGGCGCACGACGAGATGGGTTGCGTCGTGCTGGACCCGGAGGATTACCCGGCGCACGTCGATTGTGTCTTGATGCCCGAGATCCGACCGTACCGGTGGCTCATGGCGAGAGAATCCGAATCGATCGCTCTCGGGTTGCCGGGTCGTTACTCGTTGCGGTACCTCCAGGTTCCGATCCCTGAGTCCGGGATCGTGTTCGATATGAAGCTCATCAAAGAGGAGTGCCTTGACCGCTCCCGAGGTTTGGGGATGGAAAGCCTCCCGGCGATGCGGCTCATCGGCGGTCTCGACCCGGCGGCTCGGGGTACCCAAGTGGCGTTCCTGTGGGGCTGGGACGGCACCACGCTGCACATGATCGACTACACGCCTCAGGTCGGCGGATCGGTGATGGGCGCCACCGAGATCATGCGGGATTGGGCGGTGAAATACGATCTGCGTCTCTGGATTCATGAGGACAACTCGGGTCAGATCGATGCGTGGCGTCACGTCCAGCCGTACATCGACGTGATCAACGATTTCGATTTGATCGTGAAGCCGCACACTACCGGGATGAACAAACATGACCCGGAGTCGGGTATCTCTTCGATGGCGTCGTGGTACCACACGGGTCGTATCTCGTTGCCGTATGGCACTGCTGAGGCTCGCCGGAAAACGCATGGCCTGCTGCGGCAGTTGGAGTTGTGGACTTCCGACGGTCTTTCCAAGCGAGGCAAGACCGATATCAAGATGGCGCATTGGCTTCCTTTCCCGACGATCACGAAGTGGTCGATATCGGCGAACGAGGTTCACCTCCAGATCGACAAGGAAGGGTCGTATCCTGGGATCACGTCGTTCGGTCAGGCGCCATGGGCCGAGACTCAATATCCGGGAGGTTGACGATGATCCTCAAGATCGCTCATTCGTACATCCATGGGCTTTCCGACTATCGGCTCGGCTGGCTCGCCCGGTTTTGGCTCGAAGATTCTACGATCGGGGCATACGGGTTCTACGAGATCGATTCACCGATGGATATACCATGGTTGTTTCACGCCGATCCCAGTATCCAAGTCATCGACCAGCTACAGATGGAGATGGTGACGTGAAGGACGACAAGTTTCTGCCACACGGCGGTACCTACTTCGACGATATGAAACTCGCCGATATCGAAGCGGCCCGACAGACTCGCCGTAGGATGCGATTGCCTGAGGAAATCGACGAGGACATGTTGCCGTTCTTCAAGGACGTCAAGGAACGGCCCCATGCCAAGGTGTACGTCCAGTCGCCGAAGGTCGCCGCTGGCATCAACCGGCTTCTCACCAACTGGTACAACGACGGGTTCCTCACCGTTAAACCGGGCGTGTTCCTCGACACGAAACTGAAACTCACCCAGGTGTCGGTGGAAGGATGACCCTTGTTCACATCCCGATCTATCGGAAAGATCCCGGCCTTCCCGGCTGGGTGCGTCGATTTGTGTTCATGGAATTGTGGCGTCATACCGGTTCGGCGATCTGTGCGACGTGTGGCGCATCCGAAGGGCATTGTTCGAACACGTATTGTGAACGAACCCGATTGACGAACATGCTGCACCTCTACCGGAAGTGGGATTCATGAAAGACATCGAGACGGTCCTGGGCAGGGTCGCAGCACTCAAGTCAATGGTGAACGTGGTGGATCGTTCCCGGATTCGGGCGGTGATGAACGGTGGAGCCGCCGGGGTTCAAGCCATATTCAACGGCGGTGCTCCGGCGCATGGTCCCGGTTCGGGACGGGGAGCCGATTCGCTTGGCACTCTCGGCTTGGACTTGCCCACAGCGAACGTCATGTACTCCGGTCTCGAGCGGATGGCGCAGAAGATCGGGCGGCAACCGACGCTCAAGACGGACATGATGCCGACGAGGGACAACGAGACGGCACGAGCCCGGGCCGAGAAACGGGGCCGGATCGTGCGGGGCTGGGACGAAGTATCCGAGATGGAGTTGCAGTACCCCCAGATCGGGCGGTGGCTCCCCGGCTACGGATTCAACTTCCACATGGTACGGGATCGCAATATCGGTGGGCAGACGATCCCCGTCGCTCAACTCCGGGATCCGTACGACGTGTTTCCCGGGATGTGGGGCGTCGATCAGCAACCCGAGGACGTAGCGATCGTCCGTCACCTTTCCCGGAAACAGGTCAGGGCGCAGTACCCCGAGTTCGAGGACGTTTTCCACAAGGCGTGGAACCGACGTCGGCAAGGCCATTCGATTCCGATACTCAGTTCTCCGGGCCGGTCGTCGTGGGAAGGCAACCCGAACAACCCGGTTGAAGTCGTCGAGTACATGTGTCACTGCGGTACCCACGTCTGTATCCCCGAGTTGGATCTGATGTTGGCGCTCATCCCGAACCCGCTTGACGAAGCCACGTTCTATGTCCAAAAACGGTTCAGCTTCGATATCCTCCAATCCCATTTCGCTCACGTGTTCGGGATCATGATGATGATGGGCAAGATGAACATCCTCGGGTTGATCTCGACGGAAGAGGGCACGTTCCGGGAAACGAACATCATCGGCGACCTGAAAGGCTCCACCTACAAGAAGGGTCGCCATGCGGTCAACGAGTTCGAGCCGGGGACCCGTATCGAGCGTCTCACGTCCGATCAGACTCAGCAGGTGTGGCAGGCCATCAACACCCTGGAACGCCAGTTCCGGGTGGTGTCCGGCTACCCCGTTTCTCAGGATGGGCAATCCCCCAACTCTTTCGCCACCGGTCAAGGAATCCGGGAGCTCGGAATCGCCGCCGACGACAACGTACGGGAGTACCAACTCGTCGTGAAGCACGGCATCCAAGCGGTCGACCGGAAACGGCTCGCCTGGGAAGAGAAGATGCACGCTGCCGAGAAGAAAAAGGTGTACTACTACGAGGGGTCGAACGAGGCCGAAGAGACGTATGTCCCGGCGAAGGACATCGGCGGTGATTGGCGGACCCGTCGGGTGTTCGGCGCCATGGCGACGTTCTCCGAGTCACAGCAGATCGTTGCCGGCTTGCAGTTGATGACGGCCGAGGTGATGGACAGACGTTCGATGCAGGAGAACCTCGACGGTCTCGACAACATCGAGCTCATCAACGAACGCATCGACCAGGACAAGGCCCGGCGCAGCATCATGCAGGCACTCGACGCTCGGGCGGCACAAGACGATCCGGCGGCACTCATGGCTCTCATCGAAATCGACGCCGACCCGGGGAAGATTCGAGAGATACTGAAACGGCTGTTCACCCCGGAAAAGCCGGAGGCGTCACCGGCCGAGACGATGATGGGTGCCCCAGGCGGCCCAGGTGGTCTCCAGATGCCCGGGATGCCTGCTCTTGGACCTGGTGGCCCCGAAGCTCCTCCGGAGCCCGTACAGTCCGTTATGTCCCGAATGATGGGTGCCGGCGAAACCGGCGGCGTCCAAACCGTCGCAACCAGATAGGAGAACGATGGCTGCCTATTTTACCTTCGACGGTTCGGCTGGGACGTACATCTCGACGCCCGACACTCCGGACCTGACTCCGGTCGTGCAGGACCTGGAGGTCGATGTCGATATCCCGGCGTTGGCCACAACCGAGATCTTCGGCAAGTACGAGGTATCGCCGGGTCGATCGTATTCGATGTTCTGGAACGCTACGCAAGTAGGTGGCCGTTGGTCGCCGGACGGAACCGCTAATAAGTCGAGAGTCGGCGATCCAGTGACGACAACCGGGCGACACATCGTGCGTACCGTGTTGGATATTCCTGGGGGAGCGTTGTCCTACTTCTGGGACGGAACACCGGCAGGGTCGTCAGTTGTGACCCCCGAGTCGGTGAACGTGTCTACGACCCCTCTCCAGGTTGGTGCGCTGAACCTCGGTACGAACAGCATATTCACCGGCGACGTGTATCGGGCGGTGCTCCGCAACGGCGATGGCGGACCGATCGTCGCTCAACTCGACCCGGGGTTTGCGCCGTTCCCAGACGGACCAGTAGTGAACGGTTCCACGTTCACGTCGTCTGACGGGCGGGTGTGGACAATCAACGGCAACGGTGTGTCTTTCACTTCCGCTGTACCGAACGCCCCGGATCTCATCATCTTGCGGAAAGGCCGCAAA